GAACAAATTCTTGCAAGCCAAGTATCGTATTGGGGACTTCGATGCATTTACTGCAGCTAAGCTTATCTTAGCAAAGAAGATTCCTGGTGATGCTGGTGCAGCAAAAATGTTCTTCAATGCAATATCAGAACGTACAAAGGTTGTACAGCACTCTACAGCTAAAATTGACAAGGCTAAGGAACTCGTAGCACAACACACTGATGATAAAATTCTTGTATTTTCTGGGACTAATAAGTTCACTGACTCTATGGCTGACTCTCTTTCGGCACTTGCGTATCATTCTGGGCATACTAAGAAAGGAAGAGAAGCGGTACTTGAATCGTTTCGAGCTGGATCCAACCGTATCCTTTGCAGTACAAAAGCACTTAACCAGGGTTTTGATGTCCCTGACGCTAGTGTCGGCATTATTGCTGGCCTTGTTAGTAAGTCCTTACCTATGATTCAGAGGGTTGGTAGACTCCTTCGACTCAGTACCCCAGACAAGATCGGTAAGATCTACATAGTCTATGTCCACAACTCTCAAGAAGAGAAGTGGTTAAAACAAGCAGTTAAATCTTTAAACAATGTAAAATGGTTAAAAATCTAAGGTTACAGTTGACGACAGTAACAAACCTTCCCAATGTCAAGTACATTGAGAACAATCGCTTCGAGTTCTCTCAAAAGCACATCGACAAGCTTGCAGAGAGCATCTCTAAGTTCGGGTCTAATATTAGCCCTGTATTGATTACGAAAGATAACTACGTTCTTGATGGTCAGCATAGGATAAAAGCCTATGAGCAGACCCTTGAGAAAGGAGAAGTTAATTCCCTAAATGTAGCTAGACTTGATAAGAATTTCAAAGGAAATGAGAAGTTCTTCAAGGACATGCTTTCTGAAGTAAACAATAAGGTTGGTAAGTGGGGAATCCAGGATTGGTTGATGCACTACATTCATAATGAAAACTACAAGAAGCTGAAAGATTTGTGGGATAAATACCCGGAGTTGAGTCTTGCTGCACTTAGAACTGTTGCATGTGAAAAAGGGGAGATGGGAGGTGGAATTTCAAAGCGCTTTGTAGAAGGGAACTTTGTCTATGCTATGACTGATACAAAACAAGAGATCCTGGATTACATAGCACTTCGTATACAGATAGACTTCCCTATTCCTGCAAACGTGTGGAAACAAGGGGCAGTCCTTAAAGCCCTTGTATCTCTGAGTGAAGATCCAGCCTTTACTCCTGCGCGTATGTTTTCACAGATAGCCAAGAACTTAGGTACATTTCAAGTTCAATCTGGGATTGGAAATTGGTGTGGATACTTCAAAGCCTTGTACAATAAGGGCTTGAAGGATCGCAGTAAGAGAATAAAGAAGAAGTTTATAACATCTTACTGATATACAACTATTTATTATGGTCGTAGAGATTTGTACAAAAAGTCTCAAAGATTTTGGGATAACTGCTGACGAATACTTATATTTGTCTCTCTTGCAAAGTGGTTCCCACGATGTCATAGACGATCTAAAGTTAGTTGTTAGGCTTGAAGTAATGCAAACCAAAGGCCTGGTTAAGCTGGGGGAGAGCACTGATCAACATGTTGTTAGAGCGAAGTTTAGTTCACCAAATGCTACTCCGTTCGATCAAATGTGGTCAGAGCTTCTCTCCCACTTTCCTCTTAAGGTATATGCAAATGGGGGTGTACGCCCCCTACGTGCCAAAGACCCTAATGCCTCAACAAACAAGAAGGCTCGCAAACAGTACGAGAAGTACATTAATGGAAGCGTAGTCAAACATAAGGAGGTGATTAGATGCTTGGGTGTAGAGCTAGACCAAAGGAAGAAAGCAAATAACTTAGGCTATATGCAGATGCTGAGTACATGGATTAATCAGCATACCTGGGAGCGCTATCAAGACCTAACAGACACTTCAGACAATGAGCGACGCATCACAAGGGAACTATAGTCTCCCAAAACTCTATCATATTTCAAAGACAGTAGAGAAATCTATACGAGATGTCCATGATGGTATGGTGGGGAAGAGACGTGTATACCCTACGTCGTGGCCTAGACTTAACAGAAATCTTATGGGGGGCTTGCAGCCTGGTAAGATGTATGTTATTGCAGGTCGACCTGGGGTTGGGAAATCAGCATTTTCTAATCAATTAATATTTGACATACTCGATGTAAACAAAGAAACAAACAACGATTTAATCGTTATTTACTGGAGCTTTGAGATGCCCGGTGAGCAGCAAATACTACGTGCTGGCTCAAAGGACACTAAGCTTCAGACATTCGACCTGCTTTCTGTAGAGAGTACTCTATCAGAAGAAGCATTCGATAAGTACAAGCAAGCTGTACAGAAGTACAAGGATTATCCTATGTATTTCTGTAGTATCCCCCAAGACATGAACATAATCAAGAAAGTTAACGAGGAGATGTTCTTACGACATCCTTCGAAGACTGTCATCAATTTGATTGACCACTCACGATTAGTTCTTGGGAAGGAGGATACAGAACTGCAGAAACTAAACACAGTTTCTAAGTCCTGCATGTGGATGCAGGCAAAGATGCAATCCATAACAATTCTACTTTCACAACTGAATCGTAACATCGAACAGGAGTACAGAGCCAAACAGCAATACCAACCTTTGCTAACCGATCTCTTCGGAGGTGATTCTATTGGTCAGGACTCTCATGTAGTTATGATGTTACAGCGTCCCTACGACTTGTATGGGATTACTGATTCGTACTGCGGACAAGACCCTGTTGGGTTACTAGCTTGTCACGTGGAGAAGAATCGTGATGGTTTGTTGGGAATGATCCCATTTCAAACAGATTTATCAACATTCACAATTAATGAGCGAAGTAAAGATTAGCCTTCCCACTAGTAAAATTAAGGCTAGTAGGAAGTCCCCCAAGAACTTCGTTCTCTATGGTCAACCCAAGGTAGGCAAGACATCAGCTCTTGCCCAGTTAGACAACTGCCTTATCATTGACCTGGAGGACGGAACTGATATGATTGATGCTCTCAAGATCAAAGCTAAGAACCTAACGGAACTGGCTAAGATTGGGAAGGAGATTATCAATCAAGGTAAACCTTATAAATACATTGCAATTGACACAGTTACGCAACTCGAAGTCTGGTGCGAACCGGAGGCAAAGCGGCTCTACCAGAACACGCCCATGGGTAAAAACTTTGATAAAGAGAATGCCGGACTATCTGTTCTCACTCTACCTAATGGCGCTGGCTACATGTATCTGCGCATGGCTTTCAAAAAATGGATTGAGCGGCTTAACACTCTTGCTGATCATGTTATTCTTGTTGGTCATCTTAAGGAGGCTAAGATAGAGAAGAAAGGCAAAGAGGTAGCTTACAAAGACCTTGACTTGACCGGAAAGATTCGTAACATCACATGTGCTAATGCAGATGCAATCGGTTATGTGTTTCGTGAGAACGATACTACAATGATTAGTTTCGACTCTCTTGGTGACATACAAGCCGGTTCACGGTGTGACCACCTTAAAGGTCAAACGTTCCCTCTTGAATGGGACAAAATATTCATCGACTAACTTTAAACCCAAACACTATGATTGAAGCAAATCAACAAACGGAGCCTACCGTAGAAAAGCAAACCACTCCTGAAGGAGAGCAGAAAACCCTCACACTTTCTGGTATTATCGCAGACCTTGATAACGGTCTCGGTCGTCCACAAATCAAAGAGAAGTATGAGCTTACTGGGATGGAGATCAAGCAATTGTTCCAACACCCTATGCTCAAGAACCGTCGCCCAAAGAGAGCACTGACTAAGATCAGCTTTACTCTCGTGGATGACGTAACTCCCAAGCAAGAGGCTCCTCAAGAGAACCCAAACCAATTGCGTGTTGATACTGAAGCACAGCGTGTGGAAGACAACACTGCAGAAAACGATTCATTTGACACCTTTGAACTTATTAACTAATGGCTATTAACGCAAACAACTCCAACGAAGAAGTAGCAGGTGGTGGTGGAGTACCACTGTATGTGGGTATTGCCCCTATGCAAATCATGGCTGTGAATCCCTCACAGTCTGAGCTAAGTGACCTAGGAATCAACTTACGAGCAGAACCACAATACACTGATGTGTCTATTGGGGGTGATACATACAACAAGATTACATTCTGGTTGAAGTGCATCGAACCTTCATTTACTACACGCTTTGACATTCTTGTAAAGCCAGAACATCGTGTAGCTAAGTCAGGGAAGAACTTGTGGTGCAATTCTGTAGGTCAGTTTGTATTTGCAGACCAAGACCCATCAGAATTGTATGACTGGTACAAGTCTGACGGTGTGCGTAAAGCATATGTCGGTGAGGACATGCTCATGGATTTCATCAAAGCATATGCCAACGTAGCTAATGGTGATGAGTGTGCATTCGAGACTATTGATAAAATTATGGCTGGTGATGTCACAGAGATTCGTCAGCTTGTAAACGCACTGTCTGAGAACCGAGTTCGTGTGTTACTTGGTGTCAAGGATGGTAAGTATCAGCAAGTGTACACAAAGCACTTCGGTCGTCTTAAGCCTTTCCGTAAGGATCTGTTTATCAAGCAGCTTAATGATGACTATGGTGCATTCAATGCAGAATACAACTCTAGCCTTGAG